GATTATCGCTGGGCGCACGATGCTCGTTTTTCTGGATGCGAAGTTGTGGAAGGTGATGAGTTCAATCATTTCGTAGACGTTCGCGCAAAAGCTCGCGCTGCTGTTGATAAGCTGCTGGCTCGTATTGAGGCTGCCGGTGAGATAGATCTGGCTTTTTGGGATTATCGTGATCCGGCTTATGGTTCTGACGCTTATCTGGCCGAGGGCGGCGATTACGAGCAAGTTTTGCGCGAGCGTGCTGAGGCTTAAAACTTAACGGGGGCTTCGGCCCCCAATCATGACAACCAAGGAGATAGACATGAAACTCGGAACAGAAACCGGCAGCCTGATGAACCACGTTTTTAGCGGCTACAACGATGAGCCTGCTGTTGGCATGGGCGCGACGATCCTGATGTGGTCAGACCGCAGCCCTGCAACGATCATCGAAGTGAACCAAAAGAAGCGTTACATCGTCATTCAGGAAGACAACGCCAAGCGCGTAGACAACAACGGCATGAGCGAGGCGCAGACCTACGAATACTCGCCCGATCCGGAAGGCGCGAAGCGGATCTACCGCAAGATGAAGAATGGCCGGTGGCAAGAGCATTACATCAATCCTGAGACGAAGAGACTGGTGAAGGCCGGTGGATATCTGTCGATTGGTGAGCGCGAAAAATACTACGATTACAGCTTCTAAAATAAACTCTCTCTGGCAATGGCCCTTCGGGGCCATTTTTTTTTGGTATAATCACCACTGTGAGGTGATTGATGAGCGTTGCCCAGAAATCCGATCCGGGAAAGTGGAGGCGCATTGTTGCTTCGGTGAAGGCGTCCGACAAGGGCGGCAAGCCGGGGCAGTGGAGCGGGCGCAAGGCCCAGCTTGCTACGCAAAAGTACAAGTCAGCCGGCGGCGGATACAAGGGTCCGAAGTCATCGAGCAACTCACTGGCCAAGTGGACGAAGGAAGAGTGGGGAACCCGATCCGGCAAACCCTCGACCCAAGGTCCGAAGGCTACGGGAGAGCGGTATCTCCCAAAGGCGGCAAGGAGCAAACTGACCGCGGCAGAATACGCTGCGACTACTAGGGCAAAGCGGGAAGGAGCCCGCGCCGGCAAGCAGTTCGTTCCTCAGCCAGAATCGATCAGAAAGAAAATTTGGTGAGGAATAGGGATGACGCCCGAAACCCCGAAGAAACCGCGGAAGCCCCGCAAGCCGGAGACTGAAACCCGAAACGCCGTCCGTAAGGTAGTCATGGACGCCGAGAAGGCAGTCAACAAGATCACAGGCAGGAAGACAAACTACGATCCTGAAGTAGCTGCCCAGATATGCGAACTGATCAGTGAGGGCATCCCACTGCGTCAGATATGCAGGATGGAAGGGATGCCTCCGTGGCGGAACATATACTTCTGGATGGCGCGTGACCCTGATTTGGCTGCACACATCGCACGTGCGCGAGAAGTTGGTTATGACGCGATTGCCGAGGAATGCCTGCAGATTGCGGATGACGGCACGAATGACTGGATGGAGAAGCTGAACCAAGAGGGGCAGCCGATTGGCTGGCAACTAAACGGGGAGCATGTCCAGCGATCCAAGGTCCGGATCGAGACGCGCCTGAAGCTTCTGGCCAAGTGGAGCAACAAGTACAGCGACAAGACGGTGATTACTGGTGACGCCAATGGCGCTCCGATCAAGACTGAGGATGCGAGTTCTGGCAGACTATTCGAGTTGATCCGCAACTTGGAACTGTCGAAACGTGCTGCTGACTGACTTTCTTGACGCCGACCTCGCTGCAGAGTTCGACGCCAAGACTGAGCATGAACGCATAGCCATTCTGGCGCATACCAAGTGGGTGCAGAGCGCCCACCGGTATCAGATACCGCCTCCGCTGGAGCTTGATTACCACGTATGGATGATGCTGGCAGGCCGAGGAGCCGGCAAGACGCGCTCCGCGGCTGAGGCCTTGTGGTGGTGGACATGGCTCATCAAAGATTGCAGGGCGCTTGTCCTAGCGCCTACGAGCAATGACTTGAAGTTCACCTGTTTCGAAGGTCAATCAGGCCTTCTAGCCTGTATTCCTGAGCCTCTGATCGTCGATTACAACAAGCAGGACCACCACATCAAGCTGGTGAATGGCTCGAGCATTCGGGGGATCAGCGCAGACTCATACGAGCGGCTCCGCGGCCCGCAGTTCCACGTGGCTTGGTGCGATGAGCTTGCCGCCTTCGCCTACATTCAGGACGCATGGGACATGATGCAGTTCGGCCTGCGTCTGGGTAATAGCCCGAAGGTCATTGTGACCACCACGCCGAGGCCGAAGGATCTGATCCTTGAGCTTGTGGGCAGGGAGGGTGATGACGTCATAATTGACAGGGCATCGACCTATGAGAACGCCGAAAATCTTGCCCCTACCTTCCGGAAGCAGCTAGAGCAATACCGCGGCACGAAGCTGTACCAGCAGGAGGTGATGGGCGAGATCGTCGACCTTGAGGATGGGAAGGTAATCAGCCGGGATATGTTCAAGCTCTGGCCTTCGAACAAGCCCCTGCCGAAGTTCGAATACATCCTGCAATCCTATGACTGCGCCTTCAGCGAGAAGGAACACAACGATCCCACAGCCTGCACGACATGGGGCGTATTCAAGCCTACCGATGGACCGATGTGCGCCCTGCTGATCGATTGCTGGTCTGACCATCTGACCTTCCCGCAACTGAAGTCGAAGGCGCTTGAGGAGTACACGAACAGTTACGGCGAAGGCACGAAGGGCAAGCGGGTGGATCTGGTGCTGATTGAAGACAAGGCTGCCGGCATATCACTGATTCAGGAACTGAGGGCTGCGCACTTGCCTGTCCGCGGGTGGAACCCGGGCAAGGCTGACAAGATGCAGCGGCTGCAGATCACTGCATCGATCTTCTCAAGCGGGCGCGTATGGCTGCCGGAGAGTAGTCAAAGGAAGGGATTTGTGCGAGACTGGTGTGAAGGTTTCCTGAGCCAGATCTGTTCGTTTCCGGACTCTACGCACGATGACTACGTTGACTCAGCAACACAAGCGATGCGATTCCTGAAGGATACGGGCTGGCTCGATATCAATCCGCCGCCGCCCGAAGATGATGACTATGACGATTATCTGCAGGAAATTGGCCATCAGAAGAAAGTGAATCCGTATGCGGCCTGATCGGAGCATCCAATGAGTGACATGAAGATCCCGAAAGGGAAGGTCGGTATCGCCAAGTCTATTGCCAAGATGGCTGAAGAGTTGATGCATAAATCGGCAGAAGGTGCTGGCATGAAGGCACCTGTCGTCGCTAATACTGAATTGACCAACGTGCAGGACTTCCACAACATAATACAAGATCGAGTTGAATCAGAAGTCATGAAGATGAAGAAGATGATGGAAGGCTTCGACTTCAAATATGACAAAGGCCAGCGCGTATTTACCAAAAGCAGCGCAGAAAAGAATCTGCCGCCCATGCTAATAAAGTCTCGGATGCCAGTTGGTGACATGGTAATGCGTGACGAGGCTGGCAAGAAGATCATCGATCCTACGACCGGAAAGGCCGTCAGAACGCCTTTTGAACCGGGCTATCGCGTTCGACTTGAGCGCGGGCCTGACGATTGGTCTGAGTTTGATATCCCACAGTCTGCCATCATCAGTGATGTTGAGATGAAGAATGGCGGCCCTGTGAAGATGGGTAGGGGCGGTGTTGCCAAATCTGTAGTTGAGATGGCAAAAGAGGTGGCGCAAAAGAAAACGTCTGATATGGCGCGAACGGGAACGACATCGCTGATGAATGAATGGCGTGGAAGTCCAATTAAAATAAACAATAAAGACAAATGGTCTGTATATCAAGAGCGTGATGCACAGCTTGGGGATGGGTATGTTCGTTGGGTAGAAGATAATGGTGCTGCAAATATAATTGATATTCAAAGCGGGCCTAAAACAAGAGGCTCAGAAATGGTTCGTTGGTTAAAAAATAAAACCGGCAAAGAAGTTAATGCAATTGGAGTTACTGACGACGCGCAGGGATTTTGGGACAAAATGCAAGATGAAGGTTTGATCAATTATCAAACTGATGAAAACTTTATGAAGTATTTTGGAAGAATGAAGAAAGGCGGTGCAGTTAAGATGCGGGACGGCGGCGATCCTGTCCGTGAAGCTATCGAGCAGGCGAAGCTTCAGGGAGCTGCCCGCGACAGAATCCCTCTGAGCAAGTCTCAGGCATTTGAGTTCCATAAGCGACCTATTGAGCAAAGCCTCAGTAAGACCGCCAAGTCCGTCGAAGAGATGCGGCGAGAGCTTGGCATCCCTGATCGATATGTTGAGTCCGCTCCTGAAGGCGCTGCGTTCGGCGTCTATCCGCAACTGACTGGATCGGCTAGGCGTCACCGTGATGCTATGTCAGGCCAGAGGAATGAGCAGATCAATCCGCTTCGGATCGCTAGAGGCATCGCCACATCAACATTAGGTCAGTCTGGAGACATTGAGGAATTAGTTCGATCTTTGCTGCCTAGAGTAAGTGAAGACCCTTTCCTTCCGACTACGAAAGAAGTTTCAGAATATCTCCCGTTCAAGCCTGAGACTGAAGTTGAGAAGCGGGCGGAAGATGTTGGCAATATGTTCGGAGATATTGCCTACCTGAAGGCTCCGTTCTTGCTGGCGAAGGGTGCTGCATCTGCCGGCAAGGCGCTTGCTCCGAAGGCTGGAGAGCTTGCCGAGCAATACATGATGCGCACAGGCATGGCGCTTCCGATTTTCATTGGCGAGAGTTCGAAGATATGGAATGCGCCTGCTGCGGCAAAAGCTATTGATCTTGAGAAGGCTGGCGTTGACCCTGTAGATATCTGGAAGCAGACCGGCACATTCCGCAGTCCTGACGGGAAGCTGCGGCAGGAGATTTCGGACGTAGGCTCGAAGTTCCGTGGCGAGAAGGAAATGAAAGAACTTGTTGCTACGATGAAGCAGCAAGAGGCTGATATCAAGCAAAAGATCAAGGAGAGCAAGGAGCATCCCGATCTGTTCCCGAAGCAGTTGAAGACGGCTCAAGGGGCGTTACGTCAGGCCGCGAAGGAAATAAAACAGATCAGGACGATGGAGGGCGGCCCTGAGTATCGTGTTGGTTTAGGAAATAAGGCTGGATTTGCCTTTGAACACCCTGAGCTTTATGAGGCATATCCAAAGCTACTGGATATGGATGTTCAGCAGGGCGGCAGATCTGGATCAGCCCTTGGATCATATACAAGGGGCATAGATGAGAGTGATCCGGGGATGGTCAACATTTATGACCGCGGCCTTGCTAATGATCCTCGCTCCACAATGATTCACGAAGCACAACATGCTATTCAGAATATTGAGGGATGGGGTCGCGGCGGCAATACGGCAATGGCTTTCCAGAATCCAGAAGCTCACAAGATTTTGGAGGGTTTGCGTAAAGAGGCCAGAACTCCGCTTTCATTTGATGATTGGTATGAAAATAATTTCAAGAATAGCGCCGCATATCATTTGTCTGGAGGCGAAGATATAAATAAAGCAAAAAAACTTTATGAAGATTACGTTGCAAATATTCCTGCGCTTGCTAAAAAATACGACCGTGATTATCAAGAACAGGCCGCTAGACTTTATTACGAACGTTTAGCGGGTGAGGCTGAATCCAGAGCCGCCCAAGCTCGTAGAGATTTAACCCCTGAGCAGCGCCTTGAGAAATTCCCTCTGGAGGTTGGTGATTATGGCTATGACGTAAAGCCTGAAGACATCATCACCAAGTTCGACAAGAAGGATGGCGGCCCCGTCTCTCTGGATGCGATGCGGCTGGCTGTTGGTGGTATGGCGGGTGGTGGAGTGCCGACTACCAAGCTTGGTATTGCGAAGAAGATTGCCAAAGGCATCAAGGAAAAATATGATGCTTTGGAAAAGGCGAAGGAAGCAGAAAAAAGCTACACGACGCCAGCCGCATTCCCGAGAGCGCCCGCAAAGACGAAGGCCGAGATTGAGGCTATTGCCCAGAGAATGGCCCCTCAGTTTCTTGGTGAGTTCGTAAGGAAGCCGGGAAAGACTGAGAGCGTTGCCGGTAAAAGTTTCAAGCAATACAAGGCAGAGCAGGATCTGCCGATAGTTTATGGCGGCGAAAGGGATGTTCCGAAAACCGTTGATATTGAAAGCCGCATCGGTGATGTGATGGTTGGAGTTCCGGGTGATCCTACGATTGCGCATAGGATTTTGGAGCAAGTGGGAGACATCAGGCCAGAGATGCCTGTGGAACTTCATGGCGGCCCTTTGTATGGCCTCAAAGATAAGTTTTGGGCATCTGATCTTGGCGCGGCATCTGGGCTTAGAAATCTAGCCGGCAGAGCGTCTCGCGCTTATGGCGACACCAATGTTCTTGGTCAATACATTCGTATGCCTGAAGGCACTCCATATGCCTTGCATACTACCGATGCGCTGCTTTCTTTCCTTCGTCCAGATATGCTTGGCAAGAAAAAGCTTGAGCAATTGAACTCGGAAATTCGCAGGGGCGGCGCTAAATCCAAATATAGTTTCCCTGAGTTTGTTGGGTTTGAAGACATTGATCTGGCGTTGATGCAGGCGCAAGGAAATCCTGAGCTTCGTAAACATATCAACAATACTTTGCTTGCGCCGACCACAACGAAAAAATATGGGCTGTATCCGGGCAAGAACATTGAGGCGGCAATTACTGAGGAGCCGTTGAGGAATGTAGAGACTGGCACGACAGGATATTCGATTGGTCGCCTGTTCCCAGAGCAGGCTCTAACTGAATCCGCTCATCCTACCTATGCTATGGATATTCCGGGTTTGTTCCTTGGACAGACGAAATATCCGCAGCCGTATGAACTGACGTTCCCTGACACATTGAAATATGTCAGAGAGAATCTTGTACCGGGAGCGACTGAGTTTGGCACATTCAAGATGGTTGGTCCGCGGCAAATCATTGATCCTCAATACGTTGATGAAATTAAGATGTATGAAGAGGCGATGAAGAAGTTGACCGGCAAGAAGAAAGGTGGCCCCGTCCACAAGTCTGCCGGCGGCATTTTGAAATCTTTGAATGCCATGAGGGCGTTCGTTGAGGTTGGCAAGAAAGCCAAGCTTGCGGAGAAATCTAGGGAAGCTGCTGCCAAAGGCGAAGTCTATATTCCCGATGAAGAAGCCAAGAAAGCAATGCGTGAGGCCCTGCAGCCGGGTATGCCTGAAAAGCCTGAAGGATTCGCTGCTGGTGGTCAGATCACATCCGACGACCTGATCCTTGAGGAGCGTGCGCTGTGAGTCTTATTGATAGGCTGCTAGTAAGGCCGGGGCTATCTGCCGCGAAGAAATTGACTGAAGCGCAAGCCGAAAAAGCTATGAAGCGCCCGTTCTATTCTGCGGTCGATAAGGCTGTCGAGGATATTGTTGGTAAGCAGCCGAAGGGAACTGGCGATCAGTATCTGGCGATGATCCTGAAGACGAAGGGCGTGAAGCCTGCAGAGGTGAAGGATCGAGGGCTTGACGTAGCATTGAAGGGAAAGGGCAAGACTACTGGCGCGGAGCTTCAGAAGCTTGCCGAGGATAGGCCGCCACCTGAAGTCGTTCAAAGAACTTTAAAAAGCGATCCTATTCCATCTTATGATGAGTTATTGGATCTTGAAAGCAAGGCTTATAGGACTGGAGATTTTTCTGAATATGATGCTGCTAAAGATCTTATAGATATGCAGGAAAAAGGTATTTATGGAAAATTTGGACCCGGAAATACAATGTATAGCGGGAAAGATTATACATCTCAAACCGGGTCAAATTATCGAGAAATACTTATAAAGCTTCCTAGAAACGAATCTTCTGCGCAATCATTTGTAAATAAGCATTATGGCAGCGAAGGATTAAATACGCTTGCTCACGCCAGAGTTCAAGATATGAAGGGTCCTAAAGGCGAGAAGATCATGCTGATTGATGAGATTCAATCTGATTGGCATCAAGCCGGAAGGAAAAGAGGATATAGATCTGAGGGAGATGAAAGGGTTGCTGCTACCGCCATTCCCCAAGAAGGTTATTTTGAAGTAAGAGATCAGCATGGCAATTTTGTTGCCAATGTAATGAATCATGACATGACAAACCCTAGCGCAGAGGCGGCGCTTACTATTGCGGACAGAAGAATTTCTGCTCCAGAAATTGGAGCGCAAGCTGATGATCTTCGTGTTCCTGATGCCCCATTTAAAAATACATGGCATGAATTGACCATGAAAAGACTTGTTGATGATGCGGCAAGAAATGGCTATGACAAAGTTGTTTTTTCTCCTGCTTCACTTCAGAAAGTTCGTTATCCGGATAGCGGTGCGGAATCTCTTTATGATCTTTTGTATGATCAAAAGCTTCCTAAATTTGTGTCAAAAGAATACGGCGTTGATGTCGATCAATATCCTGTGAAAACTAAAGATCTCAGCGTAATTCATGGGAATAGGGGCGGATTTACAATAGTAGAAAGAGGTAGTTCAAAGGCAATTGGTGATGTTTACGAAACCCGAGATGCCGCTGAGGCCGCCGCAAAGCAGATGAGCGAAGTTCCGTACCACTCGTTCGACATCACGCCTGAGATGCGGGAAAGAATTACTACTCAGGGTCAGCCGATTTACCAGCTTGCCCCTGTTGCTGGTGCCATCGGTGCGGGTATGATGGCGACCGACGAAGAGCCAACTGAGTACAAAAAAGGCGGCAAAGTCAAAAAACCGGTCAGCTTGGACGCAATGCGTCTGGCTGTAATGAGCAAATAAGGAATAAACATGGCTGAGATGCCCATTGACCCTGAATTCGGACGCTTTGTTGAGGGCGTTCCCGGTGAAACCCCTGAAGATGAGATCGTAGAGTTCGAGCTTCCGGAAGACGATACCGGCATCGAAGAGCTTCCCGATGGCTCCGCGGTAGTCACCCTCGACAAGAAGTTCACCGGCCCCGAAGAAAACGAGGATTTCTACTCCAATCTGGCTGAAACCCTTGATGAATTCAAGCTCAATGAGGTGGCAACTCGGTATCTCGAACTGATTGAAGGCGACAGAGAAGACCGATCAGAGCGCGACAAGCAGTATGAAGAGGGGCTGAGGCGCACCGGCATGGGTAATGATGCTCCCGGAGGCGCTACCTTTGCCGGCGCATCCAAGGTTGTGCATCCGATCATGGCTGAAGCCTGCGTCGACTTCGCCTCCCGCGCCTGCAAGGAGATGTTCCCGCCCGATGGTCCGACCAGAACGAACATTCTGGGTGAGGTCACTGAGGAAAAAGAGGAAATTGCCGAGCGCAAGCGCGACTACATGAACTGGCAATTGACGGAGCAGATCGAAGAGTTCCGCGATGAGCAGGAGCAGATGCTGACCCAGCTTCCGTTGGGCGGATCTCAGTTCATGAAGATCTATTGGGACGACAAGAAGAAGCGCCCCTGCGCTGAATTCGTGGCAATCGACAACATTCTGCTGCCGTTTTCTGCCGCAAACTTCTACACCTCGCCGCGGGTGACTGAACAGCATGACATTTCCGATTGGGAATTCAACAATCGCATCGAGAGCGGGCTGTATAAGGACATCACCCTGATTCGGGCAACGATGAATCCCGATCCGACGAAGGCTGAAAAGGCCAACGAGAAGATCGAGGGTAAGAAAGCCGAGTCAACCGAAGACGGAATTCGCCGCGTCTATCACGTTTACGCTTGGCTTGAGATTGAAGACGATACCGAGGCTGATGGAAAGTCAGCGCCTTACATCCTGATGATCGATGAGCTTGACCGTGAAGTGGTTGGCCTGTATCGAAATTGGGAAGAGGGCGATGAGACGATGACCAAGCTTGATTGGATCGTCGAATTCAAGTTCATTCCTTGGAGGGGCGCATATGCAATCGGTCTTCCGCATCTCATTGGCGGTCTGTCTGCTGCCCTTACTGGCTCTCTTCGTGCTTTGCTGGATAGTGCTCACATCAATAACGCTGCGACTATGCTCAAGCTCAAAGGGGCTAAGATTTCCGGGCAGTCTCAGCAGGTAGATGTGACGCAGGTTGCGGAAATTGAAGGCGCTCCGGGCGTTGATGACATCCGCAAGATCGCCATGCCGTTCCCGTTCAATCCGCCCAGCCCTGTTTTGTTCCAACTTTTGGGCTGGCTGTCGAGCGCCGCCAAGGGTGTTGTCACGACATCCGAGGAAAAGATCGCAGATATCACCAGCAATGCACCTGTAGGCACGACGCAGGCCTTGATCGAGCAGGGCGCGACGGTATTTTCGTCAATCCATGCTCGGATGCACAATTCTCAGCGCCGTGTGCTGATGATTCTGCAGCGTTTGAACCGCTGGTATCTGGATGAGCAGAAGAAAGGCGACGTTGTTGCTGAACTTCCGATCAAAAAGGATGATTTCAAGCGCAATGGCGACGTCATTCCCGTCTCTGATCCGCACATCTTCAGTGAAACGCAGAGAATGGCGCAGATTCAGGCTGTTTTGGCGCTTTCGGACAAGAATCCGCAGCTTTTCAACCGCCGAGCGGTGGTTGCTAGGGCTTTGAAGCAGATGAAGGTGCCGAATATTCAGGAATTGATGCCGGAATACAGCAAGCCTATTGAAATGCATTCCGCGGATGAAAATGCCGCGATGTCTATGGGCCGAGTGGCTGTTGCATACCCTCGCCAAGACCATCTGGCGCACATCGTCTCGCATCTGGCGTTCGCTCAAGACCCTGTGATGGGTATGAATCCTATCATTGCTCCTCAGTTCATCCCGAAAGTGCTGGAGCATGTGAAGCAGCACATGATGCTTTGGTACACCCAGAGCATGAGGCAGTATGCGTTGAGTAATTCGGATCTGAAGAACAAGAAGTACGAGGATACGAAACTGGCTCCGGAGATCGACAGGGCTATGGCTGCCGCATCTGGCCATGTTGCGCTGGATATTCAGGAGAAATTCGCTCAATTTACGCCCGTCCTGCAAAAGCTCCTGCAGGTCATGCAGCAGATGCAGCAGGGCCAGCAGAATGTGCCGCTCACGCCTGATGCCAGAGCGGTTCTCGAGTCTTCGATGGCTGAGACGCAACGCAGAGCGCAGCGTGATCAGGGTGAACTGGCGCTGAAGGCTCAGAAACAGCAGCAGGACGCAAAAGATAGCGCGGATGATCGGGAAGTGAAGGTTGTGATGAATACCGAGAACAACCTGACCAAAGAGCGCATGGATACTTTGGATTTGACGCTTGAAGCGGCAAAGCTGAAGAAGGAGCAGGCAGAGTCTGTGACTACCCTGCAAGAAGCAGTGCAACGTGGTTTGATCCGATAAGGAGGCAATATGGCAAACGAAGACCAACAGCAACAAAGCGCAGCGGTTCCGCAGCACAAGCGGCTGGCGCAAGGTGCGACTGACGGTAAGTCGATCCCGCAACCTGAACTGCCGACCGGCAAGGGGGTGGAAAAGAGCAACGCTTAATCTATGCGCTACACAGA